AATATACCTGAGTATATAAGAGATGATCCTCTACGTGTTTGATCTGCTTGCTCTTCAACTATATATGCTTTTACACCGTAATCAGTAGATACATTATTATAACCTCCTCTTATTCTAGATTCTTCAACGTACCAGTCTTGTGCAGGCACTGCAACTTGAGGAGCGTCCCAACTAGGATCGCCAATATTAGGTATGTCAGGAACATCTGCTAATCTCTTCACGTAATATGAGTTAAAAAATCCTACTTGTAATGTTAGTGACATATTATATTAATTACTTGTTTTTATTGATTATTACAGTGGTCCAGTGCAATTTCCTGGATATGTAGCGTCCGCAAAGTTTACGTATAGTTGTACAGTAGATCCATCAGAACAACCTTCGCCAGCAACATCTGTTGTTACAACTCTATATTCTCCTAAAATACTAAATGTTTTAGTACTTGTTCCAGGTGAACCAGTACTTGCTGATATTTGTATTGCGCCAATGCTGTTGTTACCAGTGTCTATAGCTTGTGACCATGCAGATCCTGTATTAGCTCTATATTGTATTGTGTAATAAGCTGATACGCTTCCACCACCACTACCACCTGTAGATGTTATAGTTGGTGTTATAGTCATTACACCTTGTGTTAAAGCTCCAGTTGTATAGGTACCACTTCCTGTAGCGTTATTTCTAACGTTATAATTATATGTAGGTGTTGGAAATGAAATTCCACCAACAGTAATAGGCCAAGAAAAAGTTGGAGTTGTTGCAGATGCTAAGAAATAAGTTGCATAACTTTGTCCACATGCCGCGGCTACAGTGCCTTTTCTACCTTCACATATAGCTTTGGGCGTATGTTGTACACCAACAGTAAAGCTTATAACAGCTACAGCTTGATTAAAACCTGTTAAACCATCAGAATCTCTAAGTCTTACGCCTACGTTATAAGTAGTTCCTTCGACTATAGTGCCTGTAACACTTAACAATCCAGTTGAACTCATAGAAAATAACAAACTATTAGCAAAGTAATTTGCGTGAGCAGGGTTTAAATCCCATATAAGTTGCGCTGTTTTATTAGAAGTTGTGTTACTAGAATTAGTACCATTAAATCCAGCAAATTGATTTATAGTAGTGCTAGCTGTCGTTATATTTGTTGGGTTACTAAAACTAGTTATAGTTGGAACAACATTAGTTAAAGTAGCTGTTAAAGTAGACGTGTCTCTTGTTTCCGCTCCTGTACCTGGGTTATAAACAGTTCTAAACGTAAACGTATATATATCTGTTGATGGTGATCCTCCAGAACTTGCTAAAAAAGTAAAATAAGAACTAGTGTTTAATTTGTATATTCCGCCACCTCCACTATAAGTTAAAGTAAATAAGTTTTCTGAAGTTCTATCTGCACCTGTTTGATCAACAACTTGAAGTATTGCTGCGCTTGTTAGTTGCGTGTTTATATTACCGCTTGATCCTGTTACAAAATTAAAAGGAGTTATTTCATTTGCGTTACCTAAGCTTTCAGCAAAGTTAACCGAAGTAACAGTTGTGCCAATTACGTTATTGTCTTGAGCGTTTATTAAGCTATTTAAAGTTTGTATTTTACCTTGTAAAGAAGTTTCCCAGAATATTTCTAATAAAGAATATACTGGTTTAGTTTCTGCTACACTTAAAAAAGGTACCATTGATAAAATCTTAGTTCCAGAACCAGGACTGTTAACACTATGTTGAGTTACTATAGAGCCTACAGGATTTGACAAACCATTAGATGATGTACTTATTTTACCAACAAAAGGATTTAAGTCAGAATTATATAAACTAGCATCTGGTCCACATTGACCCCAAGGAATAGACCCAATACTAACGGGGGTTGTATTGTTTCCAGAAACAAGCGATCCAACTTGACCATAATCTCCTTCTGGAGCATTTGCAACAAAAGGTATTGCTGCTATTTCCATATCTCTTACTGAGGCTATAGATAATATATTTTGTTTTTTAAGATTAGGATAATACTGCTGATTCCAAGGAACTAAACTAGCGTTTGTACCTATGGTTAACATATTTGGGTTATTAACTCTTATGTATAAAACTTCAGAACTACTATATTCTAAGTCAGTAGGACCTACTTCTTTTAAATCTCTTGGTACTTTGTTAATGTTATCACTAAGTAATGACATGTAAGCAACAGTGTTAACGTCTTCTGCATTTCTAACTGGAGCTCCATTTACAAACCCAGGTAAGTAAACATTATAATATTCTTGCTCTTGCTGTTTAACAACAACTTTGTATGAATACCAACCTAATGGTCTTAAAGCTTCGTTATATATTCCTGGTTCGCCAGTTGCAGTGCTAGCTGTACTGTTTATAGCTTCGTCTATAGTAATATTCAATGCGTCACCAAACCAATCAATAACTGGCTCTGTAGACGCTAAACTTGAGCTTCTATATGGAGAATAAACTGTTGATCCTGCTAAATTTTCTACACTATCATAAGAAGATAATATAACATCTGATTGCCTACCATATCTATCAGACAATACAAAACCAACCTGATAGGTTCTATTTTGTTTTAAGTTATGATAAGGATATTGAACAGTATCGTGAAAATAATATTTTTTATCTTGTATACTAGCGTTATAAGCTATTGATTTTGGTGGTGTATGTTTGTCAACATAATTACCATACACAACTCTATTACCTATTAATTCTTGAGCTAAAGCTTTAATTGGCACTTTATCATACACTCTAGTAGTTTGACCTTGTGGTAATGTTTTATATGGTTTGTTTGAAGTATAATCATAACTTAAATAACTTGTAGAGCTAACGCCATGTACTGGGTCAGACCAAGCTATTGTAGAAAAATTACCTGATATGCTGGAAAGTGGTACAGTATCTAAAACCTTTACAGCTAAAGCATCTGATTCTTTATATAAAATATCAACATCCGTGACTAACAATTTAGTTTGCATAAGCGCAGAACTAGTTTGTGGCATAGGAACTTTTACTAATATATTGTTTATAGAGTTTTCAAACCAAGTCAATATAGTAGACTTGTAAGCATTGTCCATGTCTTTTTCTACATAATTTTCTCCTTTACCAAAAGCGCTTTCCTGTTTTGGAATAAACATTGGTTGAGAAAATGGAGCCATTAAAGAATACTCATTATCTTCAAATTTAAACCTATAGCTAAATCTTACAAACTTATCTTCTAAAAAAGCATCATCACCTTTCCAATTACCATCGTAAAACTGATTAACACCTATAGTTATAGAATTTGTTGCTACCCAAGAATATGGAGCGGCAGATACATCTTTAGAAAACTTTAATGTTATTTGGTTATAAGCCAAAGGATAGTCGCTATCACCTGAAGCAGGTGCAGGCGCATAATTAGCAACAACAGATGTTATAGTTATATTACTAGCGGCGGTAGCGTTAGGACCTGTTACTATCATACCAACTTCTGGTAACACTTGATCAAAGCCAGTGTTAAAAAGATAAGTGGCAGTTAATCCACTGCCAGCCACAGAAGTAATTGAAGATGTAGCACCATTAGAATTTTGCTCTTGCGCTTTGTTAGTCATTGTTGGTCTTTCAAATACAATTTTTAAATTTGAAGTAGTGGCTGTTATTGCTTTGTTTAATGTAACTTGAGTAGAGCTATTTATAGCTACAACAAATCTTTTTTCAGTGATTTCAGTAGGAATAGTAATTGTTTCAAACTCACTTACTATATCACCTATTTTTACATTACTAGTATTTCCACTTATATTAACAATAACGCTATTAGAAACTGTACCGTTTATAGCGGTGTTATATCTGTCTAAAACAATAACAGGTTCGCATGGCGCATATTTAGCTACTGATATTTGATCTTCATTAGTATAATGACCAGTGTTTTGAGCTAATTGTACGTTTATTTTTCTAGGTTGATTATTATTGTCTGTCCAAAACAATAAATCTTCTACCATGTTAATACCTGTAACAGGAAATGATTTATTAAAATTTAAAAACCAACCTTCTACTAATATTACAGGTGTGTAAGGAGCGTTTAAACTTATTTGTGTTATACCACAGTTATTAGAGTTTGTAGCTCTAGCGCCTGATGGACTATCAAAGTCAGTCCAAAGAAAATAAGCTATGTTATTTGTTTCATCTATAAAATGACCTATAACAACAGATTCGTTACCATCAATATCTCTTATAACAGTATTACCTAATACATTTTCAAACTCACCGACAGTTGATCCTTCTGATCTACTAATCATTAAGTTTATAGCTTCTCTATACTCACCGTTTGGCAGTAATCGAGAGTCAAGATCTTGATTCATTTTACCTTTTAAAAAGGTATTTTTAATTTCTGCCATGTATTATGATTTAATCCATTTAGATTTATTTCTCATCACTTGCACTATTTCATCTAATTTAATATTAGACAATCTTATTTTAGTGTTTCTAAGTTTAGCGTATCTTTCTTGTTTGTATCTTTGTACTATATATTCTTGTGTGTTTGCTCTAGTTGAAAGTATCGCATGGTTCAAATGAGCGTACATTGCGTCTTCTGCCATCTTTGGCACTTTACTATCTAAATTATAAGCTAAGCCGTCAGATATGTATTCTAACATTATTATTTTACCTGCTAGATCGCTAGAAAAATTAAATGTACCTCTCGCTTCATCTATGTTAAACCAACCGTTTACTTGCATGTTAACTGGATCACCTCCATATCTTTGGCCATACCATCCGCCAAATCCCCAAGAACTTTCTCCCCACCAGTCATTCATAAAGACAAGTGGATTACTAGAATCAGTAGGACTTAAACCTGTTATCAAATTAGGGTTTGCTTTTTCCCATCTTTCGTTTGTTATAGATGTACCGTCTATATTTTCAGCAAAATTATCCTGTACTATATTTCCAAGATTATCTTGTATTGGAGCATTAGAAGGGCTGCTAGTTAGTTGAGTTGGGTATATAGTATGTTTAACGCCAAGTCCATCTATCCAAGATAGTTTAACATAATTAACGTAATCTTGAGGTATAACTACTGATAAGCTAGAAGACACGCTTAGTTCTTGAGCTTTTATGCTTTTTAACGTATCATAACTAAATTCTTGTAAACCACGTTTAGCGTGAAATATAACATCGCTTCTTCTTACGTTTGGTATAAGTTTATCTTGACCAACATAAGCAACTATAAAGTTGTTTATAATATCTTTTAATTTTATATATTCATAACCACCGTAGTTATTTTGTACGGCCGTTTCTTTTAATTGTACTTTTACATAAGTACCTATGTTTTGACCATTACCTAAAGTTATTTTACTACCGGTAGAGTTATTAACTAAAGTATATGTAGTTATATATTCGGTCCAGTTGTTTATACCATTTGGGCTAGTATATATTCTAAAATTATTTAAACCAAATTCTGGGTCTGCTGGTGCAAAGCTAGTTGCGCTACCTAAAACCAATTGAGTATTAAAGGTAAACGTATAAACAGTGGTTGCAGCAACTGAAGTATATATGATCTGCGCGCCCGCGTAATATTGTAAGTTTGTTTCTTGGATTAATCCACCATCAGGTCTTGCCATGTTTTACATTTTTGAATTTTGTTCTTCTTGTGCTATCTCTTGCGCTGCTACTTGTATAATAGTAGGATCGTTTATTATAACTCCAGCATATGCTAATATTCTAGTTACAACATTTGTTTGTTCAGTAACGCTTAACTCAAAGTTAACAGATCCAGCAGAGTTGTATAAAAACTGACCAAGAGCACCTACGCTATAACCCCAGTTTATATCTGCAGGTTTTTTAAGATAAGATATAGTAACCCCTGCTTGTATTGTTGTAGGATACAAGTATAATAAATCTTGCTCGTATAAATAAACAGGAAAATCAGTTGTTGGTTTTGTAAGTGGAGATAATAGAAGTTGTGTTATCTCGTTTCTTTGTGAATATTGTGTTAATTCTTCACCATTATAATAAACGCTACCAAGTCTATATATATCGTTAGGTGTTAAAGTAAAGTGAGGTCCTACGTAAGCTGTAGCACCTGTTCTTTGAAAAAATTGTAATTTTTGTTCAATATTTTTTACGCGATTAGCGTATTCAGTATCATTTTGTGGCATACGATACTGTTGGTTTAAATCATCTTCATACTTTTCAAATATATTTAATTGCACTTGAGTTCCAACCTTGTTGAACTCATCAGGTGTCATATATCCTCTTTGTTGTTGATTAAGTATTAATAAGACTGTTTTATATACAGCGTCTACGTTTATTGCCATTCTAGTGTATTTATTATAATATATGGGCCCGATTGAACGAGCCCTATATATTAGTATTACAGGTTAAGAGATTTTTTTCTCTATAGTTTTGTAAACTTCTACTCCTTCATCTGTTTTAAACCATGCAGCTAATGCTGAGTAAGGGTTTTCATCAAATGGTATTGTAAATAATTTACGTTTGTTTGAACCATAAACAAAGGTTCTTTGATCTTGAGATAAACTTATAATACCTGCTTCAGTTGCTTTAATACCAAAGTTTCTTAGCATTACATTTTCGTCTTTAGCTAAATCAATAAACAATTTAGCATTTCTTTTAGCAAATAATAATAAATCTCTTTTTATTTCTTTAGACGATAAATCAGAAACGCTTGATCCTATTTCAACTCTTAGGATTGCTTCCCCTTGTTCTACGTCCATATCTCTTGCAGCGTTTAATGCCATGATCTCTAGTTGCAAATCAACCAATTCATCTTGAGCAATAGCCTGAGGTTTTAATTCTGCGTATCTACCATTTAAATCTGGATGATACAATGATAAAAGCTTTTGTAAAGCTTGTTGTTCTTTAGGTACAAATAAAGACCCGTCTTTGAACATAATATGCTTTAATGTAACTTCTCCTTTTTGTTCATCTACAAATGGCGAGTTTTGATTAGTAGCATATCTTAACGCTCTTTGCGTGTTTGATTGTGGATCAAAATATAACAACGGATATTTTTCCGTGTGTCTTGATTTTAACGTGTATGTTAAAGGTTCTTTATCTCCTGTTAAAAAATAGTTTCTATCTTTTATTTCCCAAGTGCTTTTAGCCTTAGGTTCTTTTTCTTTTGTTTTTGACATGATATAATATAATTAAATAGTTAAAAAAATATAAGAGTAATAATTACCCCCGTAGTTTTTACGAGGGTAAATATTACAATAAATATTAAGCTGTAAATAATACGAAATTATTTCTAGCTTGTACACATAAACATCTTTCAGATAAGAAGTTTACTTCCATAGCATCTAACGTAGAAGTTTGAGCACCGCCAACAGAACCTGTTAACCATGATTTCATTCTTCTGTCATCTGCTTGAGAAGCTCTATATCTTACGTGTAAGAAAGGACGTCTGATGTTTGTTCCAAGTAACTGATCGTATACTGTAGAAGTTCCAGCAGGAACTAATACACCATCAATGTTGTCACCGTTAACAAAGTTAGCAGAACCACCTCTTGTTGACGCATCGTTTAAATATTTCCATGAAGTCTTATAGAAATCATAAGAACCTCTTCTGAATCCAGAAAAACCTAAGTTAAGCGCCATATCTTCAGAGTTTTCAAATACACCGTAAGATGTACCTCCAGCTCCGTAAGAGTTTTGTTGTGCTAACATGTTATCAAATAATAACTCAGTTTTTCTGTCTAAGAAAAGCATGTTTTCTTCAATAGCTCCTTGAGAATCTAAATTCTCTAGTACAGAATCAAAATCCTGTAATGATCCAGCGTAACCAGAAAGTACATTACCACCATTATTAATAGCAGCAAATAAACCTTCAGTACCTATTGATCCAGCTCCACCATTTGGAAGACCTGCAAATGAAGGTACAGCAGCGATTATATTAGGAACTTGACCAGCAGAAGCTAATTCACCTTCAATCATACTCATCTCTAAGTAATCTTCAAAACGTAATCTAGTTTCACCTTCAGCTTTTAAATACCATAAGTATCCAGAAGTTCCGTCTTCAGAAGCTACTTCAACCCAACCGATTTGAGCAGTATCAGATCCACTTACAGCGTATCTGTCTCTGATGATAATTGGTTTGTTACTAAAAGTAGTTAACTGAGGTTGAATAGACTGACCTGATGTAGTTCCTAATGTAGAACCTTTTGCAAATTCAGAACCATATACAAACATTTTCAAACCAGTTAAATTAGCACCACCAGCATTAACCGATGTTCTAGTGTAAGGTTCAACTACTACAACTCCAGTTGCAGCGTTAGAGCTTACAACTATAGCTTTTACTGTAAACGCAGGATTAGCAGGATCCATTATTACTACTGTCATGTTAGCAAAAATAGTGTTAAAAACACTTCCTGCAACTAAAGGAATAGTTAAAGTATTATCTGTACCACCATTACCACAAGTTACGTTTTCGTAAGATATATGTAATCTGTTTTGTTCAGACCAAATCACTTGATCAGACATCATTGGCATTTCAGCGCCAACCATTCTTAAGAAGCCACTTAACGTTCTGTTTCCATAACGCTCTACCTCTGCTTCATAAATTTCCGGTAGATATTGTTGTGCGAAGTCATTCCCGCCACCACTATTAAAGTTTAAGTAATTGCTTACTAAAGCTTGAGGTTGTAGTGAAGGTACTAAACTTCCAAATTGAGGACTTAATACACCCATTTTTTTTTAGTTTTAATTGTTAAATTTACTTGTTTTAATTTTCAACTTAGAACTATCTACTCCGTTTATAGCACGTACTTTAAAACCACCTAATGATATGTCTTCACCTGCACTTTGACGCGGAGCATCTAGTGTAGGATTTTTAGAACTTTGCATTACGTTTTTAATCCCATCGGTTTTACCTTGTTCATAAAAATGTTTTACAATACGATCTACATTCTGAGCAGCGTACATAGCCTTATGATAACCCTTCGTATCTTTAACATTACCTTCATTGTCTAAGAACTTCTCGACGAAGTTGTTAATGTTTGATTGATTTTCTGCAACTGAATTAGGATCTTTAACGCCATATCTAAATTTCTTTTCTCCAACTTCGAAATCAAAACCTTTGAAATCATCAGAGAATAAACTTTTAGTATCGTTAACAAATCTTTCGTGTTGCTGTGTAGCTAACTCTTGATCTTTGTTGTATCTATTGAAAAAGTCTACAGCTTTTTGTTGATCTTGGTTTTGCGATGGTCTTAACTTAATCTCATCGTAGTATTTAACCTTTAAATCTTCTAAATGCTTTTTAGCTTTTGCAATTTCTTCTTTTTTTGCGAGTTTCTTTCTGCGGATATCTCGCTCCTCATCTAAATCAGTGTCAAACGAAAAATTTTCTTCCATTACAAACGCAAGATCATCATCCGAAAGATGTGGTTTAGTATTTTTATAATATTCTTTTAATAAAGTATTTTCATCAACGTTTGAATAATCAGCGTTGAGTCTTGTGTAATCCTCTATTGTGCCACCAGTTTCTTTCATAAACTCTACGAGTTTTTCTATATTATCTGGTAGTTCAACCTTTGTTGGTTTAACTATTTCTTCTTGTTTTGGTAGTGGCTTTTCTCCCATCTCTTGAATTTCTTCAATAATCGGGCTGGACTCTTCAACTGGTTTGTCTCCTCCAACGTCCACGCTTTTGCCATCTCCGGTTTGTTCGCCCACATCCACCTTCTCTGTTTCTCCGATTTGAATGGCATCTGTTTCTTCTTTTTTCTGTGTTAAATCTACTTTAATAGGTTCTTCAGCTTTTACGTTTGGATCTTTTGTAAGATCTACTTTAACTGGTTCTTCTTTTTTTTCAGTAAACTTTTTAACTTTTGTTTTTGACTTTATTTTAAAGTCACCCTCCTGTTTAACAGGTTCAGTTGTTTTTGTTTCTTCTGACATAATATAATATAATTAAATAATTAATAATTAGACACTTGGCGTCATAGATGCCATGTCTGGTTGTTCAAAGTTTTTAGGCAAAGAATCATTTTGTCTTTGACTGATTAATTCGCTTTGTTGTGTAGCTTCCATTTTACTACGTTTGTCTTTACGATCTTCGATCATATTTTCTTTTTTCTCCATAGCTTGGACATCCATACCTTTCAAGGCCATATCATATTGATGTTGGATCTCCATTTTTTGTTGTTCTATTTGAGCAGCAATTTGCATACGTTGTATTTCCATTTGATTAACAGCTTGCTCATACTGTACTTTAGAACCTGATATAGCTTCTTGTTTTTGTACTTCTGACAATGCTACTTTTTCAGCTGAATCAGCTTGAGCCGCTGCTTGAGCTTGTATGTTGGCTTGTTGGTTAGCTTGTTCTCTAGCTTCTTTCTTTTTACGTCTTTGTTTTAAAACATCATTAGCTAGTTTTAAATTTTTAATTTGACGTATATCAATAGCATCTTCAAGGTTTATACCACCTTGCTGTAAAGCCATTTGTATGTTTTGCTCTAGTTGTGCTTTTTCTTCTTCTTCAGGTTCTAATGATAAGTAAATACCAAAATCATGTATGTTTAAGTTTTGTATTTCCTGTAACGTACCTACGTTGTAAGTAGATATAGAACTTTTTAAAGAGTTTAAAGTTAAAGGATAACTTAATGAATCAGCTACTTTTAAAGAAATGTTTTCACATGTTCTAAGTGTTAACCATAAGCTAGAGTTTAATATATGTCTTGTAGCAGTGTTAGATGCATTAGCAGCTAGTTTCTGTAAACCTACTAAACTATTCTTATCTGTATCACTACCATCTCTAGCTTCATTAAGTCCGGTCACGTCACGTATCATTTGTAAATAATACTGATAAGTTTGTATTAAACTTTGTATTTTACCTTGACCACTAGAACTAGTTAATTCTTGAATAGGTACTTTACCTTGGTTAAGTGAACCTTCTTGAGTTAATGATCTACCAACAATACTACCAGTTTGGAAATACATATTTAATGCTTCTGCTGGATTATAGTTTGTACCATTACCTAAATCAACCTCTGCTAAACCATCCATATCTAAGAATACACCATCTGGTACTATTCTGGACATAACTTGTTGTAGCTTTAAATGTGTTAATTGAATCATATCAGCAAAACCAGTAGTTTTACTAACAATAGATTCAATTCTTCCTTGATACATCCTTGGCGCTACAATAGCGTAACTCATTTCTACTTTTGTAGTGTCAGCAAAAGGTCTTGTCATATTTTCGGCAAGTTCCCATCTTAGTAGCTCATTGTTACCAATTACTTTAGCTCCTTTGTATAATACTTCTATTTTTCTAGATACTTTAGAAAACGTATCAGACTCTGGTGGATTAAAGTTATCATCTTTTACTAATGACTTTTCTAAACCTTGATCTGTTTCTTTTATTTTAAATACTTGACTATTATATGTTTTATATTCAAAATATAAAACCTGTATAGTGTTAGGATCGTAAGTAGACCAACCATATAAAGTATCTCTGTTACCTGTTTGTTTAGATATTTTATCTAATTCACTTTCTGTAAGATCAGGAAACTCTTTAGCTATTTCACCAATAGTAAGTGACTTAACTTCTCCTACATAATATATGTCTTCAAAGTTTGGATCTTCTGTATAAGAAAATATTAATCTAGCAGGATCAACATAGTCAATAGTAATACCATTAGCTTTGTTCCAGTTTGTTTTAACCGCACCAATACCTAATGTTACTAAATCATAATTAAATCTTTTCTTTATATTA